AACTGCAACAACAAATGACCTGATTATTGGTGAAGAAATTACTGGCAGTGTCAGTGGCGCAAGAGCAACATATCTTGTCAGAGTAAATGACACTAACATTAGATTTGCTTATAAGAATAACACAGTCTTCCAGAATGGAGAAGTTATTACCTTTGGTTCTTCTGGAGTAAGTGCTGTTGTCAATAATCCTTCACTTGGAAGTAAGAATGTTACTTCAGACTTCACTCTCTCAAATGGTCAGAGAGAATCAATTTATGATATTTCAAGACTTGTAAGAAAACCAAACTCTGCAGTCCCATCAAGAAAACTTGTTGTTTACTTTGACAATGGTTATTATGAGTCTTCAGATACTGGAGATATCACATTAGTCAATTCTTATTCAGACTTTGATTATACCACTGAAATTGCATCAGTTAATGGTGTAAGAAATACTGATATCATTGATGGTAGACCCAGAGTCAGCAACTATACTGTTACTGCTGGAGCAAGATCGCCATTTGAATTTGATGGCAGAACATTTACCAGTGGTCAGCATAGTTCAAAGAATGTACTTGCCTCTGATGAGTCTGTTACTATTGGTTACAACTATTATCTTTCAAGAGCTGATAGAGTTTACATTGATAAGAATGGAAACTTCTCAGTTAAGTATGGAACACCTGCTGATACAGCACAACTTCCAGAAGAAGTCAATGGTGGTCTGAACATTGCTAATATTTTCCTCCCTGCATATCTCTATAATACCTCTGACGCAAAGGTAGACTTTGTTGAGCACAAGAGATATCAAATGTCTGATATCTCTAAACTTGAGCAGAGAATTAAGAACCTTGAGTATTATACTCAACTCAACCAACTTGAAGCAGATACTCTTAATCTGTTTGTATCTGATGCAAATGGTCTTAATAGATTCAAGTCTGGTGTATTTGTAGATAACTTCTCAACTACTGAACCACAAGATTCAGGTGTTGGTGTTAGAAACAGTGTTGATACTAGAAAGAGAGTTCTGAGACCTGCTCACTACACAACGGCAGTCAATCTTGAGATTGGCAATACAACCATTGCTGGTATTGGAACAACCACTGCTGCAAACCAAGATTCCAGATTTGCTGATATTCTTGGAACTAATACAAAGAGAACTGGTCAGGTTGTAACTCTTGACTATACTGAGACCCAATGGTTAGAACAACCATTTGCTACTAGAGTTGAGAACGTAACTCCTTATCTTGTTACTTTCTACAATGGTTCTATTGCACTTGAACCAACTGTTGACATCTGGATTGATGTTAATAGAATGGAAGTAAGAGATGTTCTGCAAGAGGGTTCATTTAATGCCATTGCAGATGCAATGAGAGTTGAGAATATTACTGAGGTTGATGGTCTGAGACAGGGTGTAAGTCCTGTTCTGTGGAATTCTTGGGAAACTACAGGAGTTGATGTTAACTTTAGTCTTGGAATGAATGCAAGTGCTAATGGCACTACTGTTAATGTTGGTGTTAATGGCAATGTTGGTGTCAACCTCAGTCAGCAAAGAACAGGAACTCAAAATACTGTAACTGAAGTCATTGATACTGAATCTCTGGGTGACAGAATTGTCAGCAGAAATATCATTCACTTCATGAGGTCACGTAACATTCAGTTTACTGCAACCAAACTGAAGCCATTTACTAGAGTCTACTCCTTCTTTGATAATGTAGATGTCAATAACTTCTGTCTCTCCAAACTGGTTGAGATTGAAATGACCTCTGGTACATTCCAGGTTGGTGAGACAGTTCAAGGAACAATGGGTGATAATGCTGCTCAAATTATTGATAGTGGTATTCCTTCAATCTCATTTAGAGTTGCAAATGCAAACCACAAGTATGGTCCTTATAATAATCCATCTGATACTTTTGATTCCAACCCATATGATAGAAACAATACCCTCCCAGCAACTTACTCTGAAACATCAACAGTTCTGAACATTGATACTTTCAGTCTTGCTGCTGAAGAGGCTCCTCAGTTTGCAGGTTATCTGGCAGCAGGAATGGTTCTCAGAGGTCAGAGCAGTGGAGCACAGGCAACAGTTACTAATGTAAGACTTGTATCTGACAGACTTGGCACCCTGATTGGTTCATACAGAGTTCCTGATGCAACCAATACTGCAAACCCAACATTTGAGACTGGTAGAACCACTTTCAGACTGACTAGTAGCCCAGTAAATACACAGATTCAGGGTCAAACATCAACATCAGCAGAAGAAATTTTCTACTCACAAGGTGATATTGACAATACTCAAGAAGTAACTCTTTCACTGAGAAATGCAAGAGTAGAGATTGATGATAGTTTTGTTGAGACAAGAACTATTGGGGACAGTGCTGGTGCAAGTGCAAGTGCTTCTATTCAGATTCCTCAACCTGCTCCCCCAAGAAGAGTTGACCCACTGGCACAAACATTCTTGGTTGATGAAGAAAGTGGAATTTATGTAACCAGTCTGGATGTTTACTTCTCATCTAAGGATGAAACTCAACCAGTCACAGTTCAACTTCGTGAGGTAGATCTTGGAACTCCAACTCTTAAAGTTCTTGCATACTCTGAAGTTGATGTCAATCCAGATGATATCACAGTATCAAATGATGCTACTGTTCCAACCAGAATTAATTTTGAATCACCTGTTTACCTTGCTGGTAACAGAGAATATGCTCTGGTTCTGCTCTCACACTCAACAGAGTACAGAGTTTGGATTTCTAGACTTGGAGAATCTGATGTAAGAACTCTTGCTACAGAGGCAGGTCAAGTTCTTGTTTCTTCTCAGAACCTACTTGGTTCACTGTTCAAATCACAGAATGCTGCAGTTTGGACACCAAGTCAGTATGAGGATCTTAAGTTTACTCTGTACAGAGCAGACTTTGTTTCATCAGGTTCTGTACAATTCTTCAATCCACAGTTGCCAACTGATTTGGAGAGAATCACACCTAATGGTATTACAATTACTCCAAGAAATATCAGAGTTGGTCTTGGTACAACACTGTCTGATACTGGACTTGAGTTTGGTAATACCATCATTCAGCAAGGAACTGATGCAACTGGTTCACTAGTTGGTTATGGTGGTTCTGCAACAGGAACCATGACAATCACCAATGCTGGTGTTGGTTATACTCCTGCTTCAGGTTACTTTGTATTCACTGGTGTTGCACTGACTAGTGTCACTGGTAGTGGTCTGAATGCTACAGCAGATATTGCAATCAGCAATGGTGTTGCCATTGGTGCTACATTAAGTGATGGTGGTAAAGGATATGCTGTTGGTGATGTTTTAACCCCAATCTCAGTTGGTACTGGTGGACTTGGTTCTGGAATGAGACTTTCTGTTGCTGGCATCTCTGGTAATAATGAACTGATTATTGAAGAAGTTCAAGGAAGATTTGGTACTTCAGCAGGTCAATACCTCAAGTACATTAATAGCAGTGGAGTCACAACTACACTCAACTATAGTGCTGGTGGTGATGTTATTCCACAGACTCCAATTAGAGTTGATTCAGATGGTACACACTTCAAAGTTTTCCAGAGAAATCATGGAATGTATCAGAATACCAATATTGTCACACTGAAGGGTGTTCAATCTGACCAAACACCTACAACTCTCAGTACATCATATAACAATGGTGCCACAGGAGATATCTCTATTGCAAGCACATCAATCTTTGGAACCTTTGAGAATGTAAGTGTTGCTTCAACAAATCCAGGATATGTTAAGATTGGTAGTGAGATCATTTCTTACACAGGAGTTGGTGCTGGTGCATTGACTGGCATTACAAGAGGAGTTGATAATACTCTTGTTGAAAACCACCTCTCTACTGACCTGGTTTATAAGTATGAACTGGATGGTGTATCTCTCAGAAGAATCAACACCCAGCATAATTTGAATGAAGTGACTGTTTCTAATCCAATCACTCTTGACTCTTATCATGTCAAGGTTGATATGTCTGAGAATGGTGTTGATAGATCTTCATCACAGACAGCATTCCCAGAACTGCACTTTAATTCCAAGAAGACTGCTGGTGGACCAAATGCTAAGGGAACATACAACCTGCCATTTGACCTTCTGATTCCTAATATCAGAACTACAACTCCAACAGGTGTAACTCTGAGTGCTGCTGTAAGAACTGTCACAGGTTCTAGTGTCAATGGAACAGAGAGTTCTTTCCTTGATAAGGGATTCCAAGCAATTGCTCTCAATCAAGAAAACTACTTTGATTCAGCAAGGATGGTTGCTTCTCAGGTTAATGAAAATAATTATACTACTTCACTGCCTGGAAACAAATCATTCACAATCAACATGAATCTTGCAAGTGGTGATTCTAGATTGAGCCCTGCAATTGACCTGAATAATACTGCAGTTATCTTCACCTCAAATAGAACCAACAAACCTGTTACAAACTATGCAACCAACCTGCAAGTTAACAGTGTAACTGATGATCCAAATAGATTCTTCTATGTGACAAAGAATATTTCTCTTGAAAATCCTGCAACATCTATCCAAGTTCTTCTGGATGCATATGTAAGTACATATAATGATGTAAGAGTCTTCTATGCACTGAATCAGGATACAAGTGTTGATGAGACAGTATTTGTTCCTTTCCCAGGCTACAATAATGTTGATCCAAATGGTCAAGTAATCAACCCAGCAAACAATGATGGAACCCCTGATGTCTTTACACCAAAGACAGACCAATATCAACCAAATCCATCTCTGAACTTGTTCACAGATTATAAGTTCAGTGCTGATAACCTGGCACCATTTACATCATTCCGCATTAAGATCATTGGAACCTCCGTAAATTCTGCAATTGTCCCACAATTCAGAAACCTCAGAGCAATTGCATTTGCATAATTATGACACTTATTCCAGTAAAGGGCAAAGATGGTTTTTATAGAGATAGCAAAACTAATGCTATTGTAAATAAGAACCATCTTGAGTTCAAATCCTATGTTTCTGCTAGAGAACAGATGAACTCTGAAAAAGAGAGAATCAAATCTATGGAAGATGAAATGGCAAACATCAAACAAGATTTGGATGAAATCAAGCAACTGTTACGTAAAGCATTTCAAGGGTGAATTATAAATAGAAAAAAGTTACATCATATAAATGGCGCAGCCTTCTACTAGACAAGAACTGATTGATTATTCCCTGCGACAGTTAGGTGCTCCTGTATTAGAAATTAATATTGCCGATGAGCAGATTAGTGATTTAGTTGATGATGCTATCCAAATGTATAATGAGAGACACTATGATGGTGTCACTCAGGTTTACTTGAAATATAGAGTAACTCAGGAAGATGTGGACAGAGGAAAGGCACGTCCTCCTGGAGCTGGTGGAACTCAGGCAGGCATTGCTTCAACATCTGCTACAAGTACAATTGTAGGGACGGCAACTACATTTACTTACTATGAGAATAGTAACTATTTGCAAGTTCCTCCTGATATTATTGGAATCAATAAAGTATTCCAGTATGATAATGCACAATCACTGAGCGTGTCAAACATGTTCAGTTTTAAATATCAGTTGTTCTTGAATGATATTTACTATTGGGGAACAACTGACTTGTTGTCATATTCTATGGCAATGAGTTACTTAGAAACTCTAAACTTCCTTCTCAATACACACAAGCAAATTAGATACAATCTTAGACAAGATAGAATGTATCTTGATATTGACTGGAGCAACTTGAGAGTTGGTGAATATCTCATCATTGACTGTTGGAGACAGATGGATGGGAATGAATTCAATAGAGTTTGGAATGACAGATTTGTGAAGAAATATTTGACTGCTCTGATGAAGAGACAGTGGGGTATGAATTTGATTAAGTTTCAGGGTGTAAAACTTCCTGGTGGTGTGGAACTTAATGGTAGACAAATCTATGATGATGGACAAAAAGAAATTGATGACATCCTCCAAGAAATGCCAACCACATATGAACTTCCCCCATTAGATATGATAGGTTAATTAGATGCTCAATCCATTTTTTCAACAGGGTTCTAGAACAGAGCAAAGTCTTGTTCAAGACTTAATCAACGAACAGTTGAGGATGTATGGCGTTGAGGTATATTACCTACCAAGAATATATGCAAATACAAATACAGTAATCAGAGAGGTTATCCAATCTGAGTTTACAAATGCATATCCACTAGAAGCATATGTGGATAGTTATGAGGGATATGGTGGACAGGGAACAATTCTTTCCAAGTTTGGTATTCAAGAGTTGGATGATTTGACTCTTATTATTTCTCAAGAGAGATATGGTAATTATATTACACCATTAACCAAAGATATTACTAATATTGAATTAGCAACCAGACCAAAGGAAGGTGACCTGATTTACTTCCCACTGGGAGACAGATTATTTGAAATCAAGTATGTTGAGCATGAACAACCATTCTATCAACTACAAAAGAATTATGTTTACACACTGAGATGCTCACTCTTCAGATATGAGGATGAAGTCATTGATACTGGTGTTGATGAGATTGATAATGAGATTGAACAACTTGGTTACATTCAGACACTTACTCTGATTGGTTCAGGAACAACTGCTACAGGCATCACGACATTCTGTGCTAGTGGTGGTGTCAATCAGATATTCATTTCCAACATGGGTAATGGGTATACAAGACAACCAATTATTGGATTCTCCTCAGCACCTGCAGGTGGAGTCACTGCTGTAGGAATTGCATCTATCACCTCTGAGTATATTGGTTGTGGTGGAGGAAATAGTGGAAAGATTGAAGCAATTAATATCATCAATCCTGGTTGTGGATACACTGTTCCACCGTGGATAACCATTCAAGCACGTGGTGATGATACAGGAGTAGGTGCTGCTGCAACTGTTGGAATCTCTACTGGTGTCATTGGTATTGTAACTGTCACAGATGGTGGTTCTGGATACACAACCAATCCTGCTATTAGATTCAGCACTGCTGCTGGAATTACAAGTGCAGTTGGTTATGGTCAAATCAACAGTGCTGGTATTGTTACTGCTGCATATATCACATATGCTGGTGCTGGTTACACATTTGCACCAACTGTTACATTTGATAACCCTTCAGGAATTGGTGCAACAATTGGTATTGGAACCTTTATCTTCAATGAAGTAGTCATTGGAACTACTTCTGGCACAACTGCAAGAGTCAAGAAGTGGACTGCATCTACAAATCAACTTGAGATTTCTATTGTTGATGGAACATTTACTCCAGGAGAAATCATTGGTGGTCAAGAGTCTGGAGCATACTACACTGTAAGAGTACAAAATACAGATGATCTTGTAAGTGGATTTGCAGATAATGACACTATTGAGACTGAAGCAGACTCAATTCTGGACTTTAGTGAAACCAACCCATTTGGGATGCCTTAAATAGTTTGTTAAATAGTAGATATACAAACAACCAGAATAATGTTTGAGTATTTTTATAACGAAATTTTTAGGTCTGTAATTATTGGTTTTGGTTCGCTCTTTAATGGAATTGAAATTAAGCACAAAGACTCTAATGATGACGATTTTAGTGTAATCAAGGTCCCTCTTGCATATGGACCCACTCAAAAGTTTCTTGCTAGATTACAGCAAGAAGCAGACCTAAACAAACCTATTCAGATGACGCTTCCCAGAATGTCATTTGAATTTGTTGGATTACAGTATGATGCTGGTCGCAAATCTACTCAAACACAAACCATTATCAATCAGACCCCTGATGGTCAAAACTTGAAAAGGAACTATATGCCAGTTCCTTACAATATGGATATCAAACTGTCTATCATGACAAAGTTGAATGATGATATGCTTCAAATCATTGAACAGATTCTGCCATATTTTCAACCAACATATAATTTACCCATTAACTTTCTTGGCAACTTAAAGGAAAAGAGAGATATTCCAGTCCAGTTAAATTCCATTGAAATGGATGATGACTATGAGGGTAATTTTGACACAAGAAGAGCACTTGTTTATTCCCTGAACTTTACTGCAAAGGTATATCTGTTTGGTCCAATTACAGATGTTACTGGAGACATCATCAAAAAGGTTTCTGTTGGTTACATTGCTGGTTCAAGAGGAACTCAAGCAGCTGCAAGAGACCTTACCTATCAGGTCACTCCAAGAGCAACCAAAGACTACAATGGCAGTACAGTTACAACACTGGCACAAAATGTCAATCTTGTTGAAAATGTCATTGAAGTTGCAGATGGTAGTGCAGTCACAGCACAGACATACATCTATGTTGGTCAAGAGGAAATGTATGTTGAGTCAGTAACTGGTAATAAGATTACTGTCAGAAGGGCAGAAGACAATACAACACCACAGAATCATGTTCTTGGTGCTGCAGTAAATAGCATTACCAGTGCTGATAATGACCTTATCGAATTTGGTGATGACTTTGGTTTCAATGGAAGTGTTTTCTGAGGTTGACTTATGTCTGACAAGTTTGATAAACTAAATGAAACATTTGATATTCAACCAACAGAGGTTGAAGTG